AACTCACCAACGACAGACCGACATTCTTGGCTTACGACTTAACACCTCGACGCGACCGCTGCGCTCTCGTAGCTGCGCAAGTAGTAGATGGCAAGATAGCCGTCGGGTTGCTTCATGAATTCGACAGCCAGACCGCACTTGATGATTTACAGATAGCAAATGCGATAGCGCCTTGGGTGCGCAAGTACGATGTAAGCCATGTTAGCTTTAGCAAGAACACCGGAGCCAGCGTAGCCGCTCGATTACAGGCAGCCGGTATCCAATGTAAGGCGGTAGATGGCCGAGAATTTGCGCAGGCCTGCGACGAGATGTTATCGGCTATGGAAAATAACCGACTTTCCCACGCAGACCAAAATTCGCTAAACAAAGCCATCGCTTCATGCGCTCGGATTAACTTCAGCGACGGGGGATGGATCATTGGCCGTCGAGCAAGCAACGATAACGCGACCGCAGCTGTGGCGACCGCGATGGCAATTCACGACGCGTCAAAACCGATAGCCGATGTTGATATTCTCGTCGGTTAAAAATTGACTATGATACAATTTTAGGCTATATGGCCATCTTAGATTTCTTTCGCATTACCGATAATCAAAATCGGATTTCCAGCGCGATGACTGAGCGCTCTCACGTTGACGTTGAGGCTGGACTAGCTCCTCTCAACATTGTAACCCCGATGGGATGGGGTGCGTTCGCGCTAACGTGTTCACGCGAACAAGCGCTACAGGTTCCGGCTGTGGCGCGTGGACTTGGCATCATCGCTGGCACTATCGCAAGCATTCCATTGGAAACTCGTTTAAAAGCGGATTCGACTTTAATCGAAAGCCCTCGGGTTATTCACCAACCAGACCCTCGCGTTCCTGGATCTACTGTTTATTACTATCTCGTACAAGATATGAAATTATTCGGCGTAGGTTATGGCCAAGTATTGGAAGTGTACGCAGAATTTCCTAATCGTATTAAGTCTTGGACGCGAGTTGCTCCTGAAAGAGTAACACCACAATACAACGCGCTAGGAACCGAAGTTATCGGATACCAACTTGACGGAAAGAATGTCCCTTTAACTGGCGTTAATTCCATCATCGCTTTCCCAGCAGGGGATGGTATTTTATCCATCGGTGGCCGTACGATTCGCACAGCGCTAGAGCTAGAAAAGACCGCGTATAACTTCGCTAACGAACCAACACCTTCAATGGTTCTCAAATCAACTGGCACAAATCTTCCGGCAGATCGTATCCGTCAATTACTTGACGCTTGGAAGATTTCACGCCAATCTCGCGCAACCGCTTTCCTCAATGCTGACGTAGAAATGACCGCTGTCGGATTTGACCCTGAAAAGCTTCAACTTAATCAGGCTCGCCAATATCTCGCGACTGAGGTGGCACGTCTTGTAGGAATTCCTGCGTGGTATTTATCCGCTGACGTGAATTCCATGACGTACGCCAACGTAGTATCTGAGCGCCGTTCACTTGTGGACTTTTCGCTACGACCTTTACTTAAAGCAATCGAGCAAAGACTTTCCATGCCTGACTTTACGCCTAACACGCAAGAGGTTGAATTTGACATGGACGATTTCCTTCGTGGTAATCCTTTAGAGCGCGCACAGACTTTAGAAATCCTTGTTCGCTCTGGAATTATGACGATAGACGAAGCAAGAATGGAAGAGGATCTAATCCGATGAAAATAAATATGCCGATGAACATACTCGCAGCCGATAGCGACGCTCGAACCATTACTGGTCGCATCGTTACCTGGAATGAGGCTGGCTATACCAATGCTGGCAAAACTATTTTCGCCCAGGATTCAATCGCTCTCAAACCAATTAAATTATTACTAGAGCATCAAAATACTCAGCCAATTGGCCGCGTTCTTGAATTTAATCATGTAAACGATGAGAACGGAACCCCAATCGGTATTGATGCGAGTTTCAAGATTGCGAAAACATATCTCGGAGATGCTGCTTTGGAAGAAGCTGCTATGGGATTACGCGATGGATTTTCGGTGGGCATCAAGCTCAACGAATGGAAAGAGGAAGATGGCGCATTCCGCGTTCTCTCCTCAAATCTCGTAGAAGTCAGCCTAGTCGAATCACCGGCTATCGATTCTGCGCGAGTTTCTGAAGTAGCTGCTTCAGAAGAACCACAAAAGGAAGAAGAAGAAATGACCGACACCCCAAAGACGACCGAGCCTGAGGTTTCGGTCGAATCAACAAAGGTCGAGGCTTCTGCTCCTGTCGTCAATGCTCCTGTTTACACCGCACCTCGCGTAAACATGAACATTTCCGCCGGACAGTACGCACTCGCACAGATCCAAGCGCAACGTGGCGACAGCAACGCGCGCGACATTGTTGCTGCTCTCGATGCTGCTACTACAACCGAGAATATCGGCGTAGTACCTCCAACATACCTTCGCGACATCATCGGAATTATTGACGATTCCATGCCTTTCGCTATGTCTCTCGAGCAAGGCGTATTGCCAGCAACTGGCATGAAGTTCTATCGCCCACTACTCGGAACCCAAGCAACCACAGCGCAAACCGCCGAGGCTGTTGAGTTCGATTCAACCGATACCACAATCACCAGCAAAGAAGTTGATGTAATCAAGATTGCTGGCGCTAACAAGGTATCTGTCGAACTCTTGGAGCGTTCAGACCCAGCTTATCTCGATGTATTGCTACGCGAACTTGCTGCTTCATGGGCACAAAAGGCTGACGCTTATGCTTATAGCATCGCACTAGCAAGCCCAGGTTCTTCGACTGGCGCAACTCTTTACGCTGCTATCGCTGATGGTATTGCTGACGCTTATGGCGTACTTCGTCGCACACCAAATCGCTTTGTTGCTGATACTGGCAATTTCGCAGAGCTTCTTGCTGCTGTTGACGATAACAAGCGACCACTATTCGCTGCTGCTGCTCCACAGAACGCTGCTGGTCTTATGACCCAGGGTTCAACCGCTGGAACTATCGCAGGTCTTGGACTTGTTGTAGATCCAAACATCGACACAGGTACAGGCGTTAAGGGCGTAGTTTACGCAAGCGACGCAGCAACCTTCTATCGCGGCCCAGCACAACAAATCCGCGCAAACGTCGTCTCAACTGGCGAAATCGAAATTGGCGTTTATGGCTATGTCGCTACTTGCTTAAAGTACGGCTCAGCCTTCCGCAACCTCACAGTCGCCTAGTCAAACTAATCTGAGAGGGAGGCGTGTTGCCCCGAGCGCCTCTCTCTCGCTCGTAAGGAGATCTAATGCCTAGCATCGTTACCGCGTCGCAACTACGCTCTGTGCTAGGCGTTAGCTCTTCGCTTTACAATGACGCATATCTTGATGGCATTATCGATACCGCTGAAGGGGTAATCCTTCCGCTATTAACTGAGCATGAAGCAGCGATTCAAGGCGTGGAACTAGTTGATAACATCGCTTACTTTTACACAGTACGCCCTCACGGATTCGTCGAAGGCCAGACTGTAGTAATTAACAATGTCGGAGCGCCTTTCGATGGTTCTCGCGCTGTAACCGACGACATCGCAACGTTCTACACAGTCAATCGCATGGGCTTTAACATTATTTATTCGCAGGTATTCACCCAAGCCATCACAAACGCAGACATCGAACGCAGACCAATAATCCCAACAGGTCGCGCCACACTTTCCGGCAAAGATGCCGCTACTATTTACGCAAATAACCAAAACGTAGAATCTGCCGTCCTAGTCGTAGCTGTTGAAGTATTCCAATCTCGCACAGCTCCAGGTGGACAAATTGAAGGCGTAGATTTCACCAGTACGCCATACAGAATGGGCCGAAGTCTTTTCAATCGTGTATCCGGTTTACTTGGAAATGTCGTTGATGTAGAAACGCTGGCTCAGTAATGCCTCCATCCTCAATATCTGCCGATGTACGAGGCACACTCGCCACAGCACTTAGCTCTGTCGCTGGATCTGTTTACTCTTATGTACCCGAGGCAATCATTCCGCCGGCTGTAGTTATCATTCCTGGCTCGCCATACATGGAGCCGAATCTTATTAACAAAGCAACGACTAAGGTGATGCTTAATTACAAAATCACCGCAGCCGTCGCGTATAATTCCAACCCAGCATCCCTAGACAACCTAGAGAAGCTCATCATCAGCATTCTGGCGGTAATACCTGCCGGATATGTAGTAGGACAAATTGAAACGCCACAAATCGTCCAGGTAGGCGCGTCTAACGTGTTATCTGCCGATATCAACGTCTCAACCTATTACACGCAGACCAACTAAGGAGAAGAAATGCCAACCACCGTAATTACGGGTCGGGATGTTACCTTTACCATCGGTGGTAACAATTTCGACGCTCAGACAACAAGCGCAATCCTCAGCGATACACGCACACGCGAGACCTACCAGACCCTAGATGGCAAGGCTTACAAAGTAACCGACGATCAATGGAACTTCGCCGTTGAAATGCTCGCAGACTGGGGCGCAACTGGCTCCCTATGCGAAATCCTATGGGGCGTTGCTGAGGCTTCACCAGATACCGGCATCACTACAGTAATGACCGCTGCTTCTGGCGCAACCTTTACATTCACCATTCTTCCTGACTTCCCAACAGCCGGAGGCGCAGGAAACGAAGCGCAGACTGTATCCTTCAACTTCACAGTAGTCGGAACACCAGCCGAATCCTTCAGCTAGTAAATAGATCG